AAACTAGCATCCAGCCTCTAAAAACTGTGGCATCTGCGATGGCGTGGCATTCCATACATCGCACTACTGGGTCAGATATTGCATCCATGGTTTCCTAACAAGGAGGGCATGGCACGAAAGGGGTAGATGCCATGCCCAGTCTAGGGAAGAACAGCCTATCTTAGGCGAATCCTTTTTCTTCCAACTCGCTCTTGATTTCTTTCAGTGGTTTTGGTTTCCAATTGATGTCACGCTCAATCGCTGGAATTCCCATGAACTTCACTGATTGTAATTCTGAAAGTGAGAAGTAACCTAACTCGTTTTCGAATCCTTGGACTAATCCAAAGAATGTGTCCTCACCATCGAACTCGGTTGCGAACCAACGCCAATTGTTCGCGATTGAGAAGAATTTGACTTGGGCTATTGCTTCCATGCCTTTTTCTTCTTGTGAATATAGTTTTGGTAATTTGTTTTCTATTTCTTTTGTTAGTAACTTCATTTAGCCCCCTCTTCGTTGATTAAACCCTCTTCGATTAAATATTTAGCCATGCGACCATAACTACCTTGTAATGTCCAAGCCAAACCTGTGTCAACAAGTTCTTGGAAAAACTCGATAGTTTTATCTTCTGATAATTCGCCACTTTCGTAAGCGATTATGTTATCTACTAACTTCATTCGGTCTCCCTTCCGATAACTCCAGCATACCTTACTGGGGTTTAGTTGTAAAGTTTCACTGATGAATAAGTAACTGTTTTTCTAACAGTTTTATCTTTCACAACTCTGTACAAATCAAGAACATATTGCATTTGACCATCGGCAATAGTTCTCCAACCATCAACAAACCAGATTGCTTTGCCGTTTTGTTTCATTACGACTGGTTCACCTAGACGATAGAAGTGACCGTATTTGTTTTCCATTTATTTGCCTCCTTTTTTATTGCCAACTGCTTTCTTGTAATTCTTTTTCACACATTTGCCACATACTTTGTACTTGGTGAAAGCGACCATTAAATCGTTTTCATTTCCACATTGAACACATTTGCTATTCATTTATTTCCCCCTTTTGATTCTGATTTTACAATTAGGACACTCATCAAACTTCTGACGATAATCCCAACTTGCAATAAAAATCATTTCTGTCTGACATTTATCACACTTCATGTTGGGTCTCCCTTCCCTGATACTTCTATTGTACTACACCCCTGTTTAGTATGCAAAGACCCCCACCCCTGTGTTTTGTACAAGATTTTGTAAGACACGAACTTGACCCCTCCCAGATACTAAACTAGGGTTATGTTATACTGGTTATATCAGGAAGGGAGAACTGATGATAAGACAGATACAAAACATGGACAAAAAAGAATTGTCATACAGAGGCATCGATGCCTACGAAATCGGTTTGACTCTTTTCTCAGAGAAGTTTCACGAATCACAAAGCGAAAACCCATGCAGTGTTTGTGGAAGAAAAACAAACCTGTCAATCGGAATCCATGTAGGTGGTGGAGGAGGAACAATCGTTCACCCAGAAGACATTGAACTAGCAAGAGATGGTGGATACATGGGATTCTTTCCAATCGGAAAAGAATGTATCAAAAAAGTTCCAAAAGAATTCAGAGTTGTTTGGGAACAATTACCAGAAGACAAAGATGGGTGGAGAAAATGATAGTTGATACCAAAGACAAAATTCTTGACCTAATCAAACAAGACCAAAACGCAAAACTAAATCCCGAACTCCAACAATTCTTAACCGACACACCAATCGGTAAATACATCAAACACCCACTCGTATTCCAACCATTCATATCAACAACAATTGCAAACCAACAACTAGAACAAAAATACAACCAAGTAAGAAAAGCGTTAGACACAAAAAACTTTAACCAATTCATTTTCCTACACGAAAGACCATACAGACTTTTAGCATTCGTTGACATCAAACGAAACCTAAACAACAAAAACTATTGGAAACTATTATCAAACATTTGGACTGACACCGAAAACTCTTACCAAGATTTAGAAACTTGGAGAAAACTTTTCCAATCAAAACGCAACCACAAAGAAAACTTGATGGATGAACAAGAACTTGAAACCCTTGAATCGTTAGACAACGAACTGGTTGTGTACAGGGGTTGTGTTAAGAACCTGAATGAGAATGGTTTGTCTTGGACATTAGACAAGAACCAAGCCAAATGGTTTGCCAACAGGTTTGAAAAAGATGGTGTTGTGCTTGAGAAAAGAATCAGCAAGAAAAGCATTGTTGCTTACTTCAACGGAAGAAACGAAGAGGAGGTGATAGTCGCATGAACATATACACTTGCTACTTCTGTAATCGGGAAATGGAATTCTTTAGTGGATTACTGATGCCAATGGGTTACATCAATGGTGACAGAACTCGTGTTTTTGCTTGCCTAAAATGTGTTGATAAACACGATGCTTAAAAAAGGAGAAAAAATGACAACAGGTGACATTCTTGACACATGTACACAATGCCTAAAAATTGGTCCATACAATCTGGTTCGGGCTTGGTCTGTTAAAGGTTACAACAGATTAGATTTTGCTTTCTGTTCCGAAGATTGTGCTCGTGATTTTGAGCAAAGTTGCGAGTAAGATTATTTTTTCTTATCTTTAACTTGCAGGTCGTAATCGTAACGCTCAGAATCCTCAACAAGCCATTTATCGGCATCCTCAACATCCCATTTACGAGAATTCACAACCCTGTCAATCAACTTCGTACCAACCTTGGTAGTAAACGAAGGTTCAAATAAGAGGACACGATTGTTTGGTTGGATAGCAAAGTTACCATCACCTCTTTCAATCACATGACCACATTTGTGTTGCCCCGGTGATTCAGAATAACCATCATCTAAACGATTCGATTCAGAATTATGCCAATCCAAGGTAAACAAGTATTTGCCTTTCACAACTTCTTTGTGCCTGTTTCGGTATTGCATTCTCATGTTCGCAAGGTTCGCAAATCTTGTCACACTGATGAATGGGCTGAAAGAATTCCAAAGAACCAAATCATGAATGTCAACTTCTGGGGTGTTTGGTTTTGTGCAGAATGCGTTGATAGGCATACGCCACCAAATCCCACCATCTTCCATAAGGAAATGAAACAAAGGTGAACGATTCTGGACTGAGGCAACACCGAAGATTACAACAGGAAAATATTTGTCATGCGAGTCTTGTTGGTCACGAAGAAAGTTTCCACGAACATAGCATTCGATAGGTGGAATGTTTGCGTTTAACTCAGGAATGATAATTCCTTACATATTGTAAGAAGTTTTTTTGTCTTTCTTTGGCATATTGTAGCCGTAGCCACCCATTGCCATTTCTACTTCTTCTTCTTCTTCGTCTTCCATTTCGTCTTCTTCTAATTCAATTTCAATTTCTAAACCATTAGCATCCATGGCTTTTTTCTTCTTCTTCTTTTTACCACCCATAACAGAATCAACATGAACAGTGTTCATAGTTGGTTCGGCTTTCTCCATGCTTTCAATTTGTGTAAGTGTTGACATTTTATGACCAACTTGAACATCGGCTTCTTTACCTGCACGATAAAGTTGAATCAGAACTGCTGGGTCATCCTCTGTGCCATTGATTGTGAAAGATGAATCTGGAACATTGATTTTACCGTCACGAACAATACGAACAATTTTTCCTCTTGCTGTGCCACCTGAAGAATTCCATGAAACAAAATCACCTGTTTTAAGGTTTTTGGCTTTTTGGATTAATTCTTGTTTTTGAACAGATTGGGAATAACTTGGAAACAGAATTGTGGAGGCATCGCCTGTGCGTTCGCCTCTTGATTTTTCAATAAAAATACCCATGTGTTTATCTTACCTCACTTTTAAGCAACAAGTGCTTCGTCTAGGAGACCAAAAATTGCATCATCCAACTCAAGGTCAGGGAAAGCCTCAAATGGTTCATCTAGTGGTGGAACAAAATCATCAACAGGGATTTCACCTGATAACCATTGTTTAGGTCTTGTGTCGGTTGGTCTGATTCCCGAATTAACGGCTAAAACAATTGTTGCTTTCGTAAAATTTCCGATACGAACTTCTACTTCGTTAGAATCAATATCGTTAACTTTTTGAATTATGACATGATGATATGTGTCATCACGAAAAATTCTTAACTCTTGCCCAGCCTTGTAGATTCTAGGCATTTACCCAAGCATGTCGGGCTGGCTTCACACCTGCTGGAATTGCTGGAGTAGTTGCAGCACTCTTCGGCACTGCTGAGATTGTTGGTGTGCCTTTGAAATCGTGTAAAGCAACGGCTGATTGGCTGGTCACTCCTGTGATTCTTAAATACTTGACAACACCTGTGGCGTTTTCGTAACGAACTGTTTGGTTCTTACGAACCTTGTATTGAGCAGACATGATGTCCTTTCATAGAAACCTGTCTAAATTATATCGCTAAATTTCCCACACGGTGAGAATTACTGATGGGATACCCGGTCTTGTTGGGTTAGTTTGTGGTCCTTCAGCGTAAAGCCTTAAGTCAACATCTGCTGAATACCAATAAATCTCTGCATATTCTGTTGAGGCTAAAGGTGTAATAAAATTCCAAGAAGCAACAACTTTGTCAACAGCGTTTGATGGCAAAGTTATACGAGTATTTGAATAAGGAACTGCTGTTCCATTGATAGCAAACCAAATATCAATATCGTCAGAACCACCATCTGTTTTATCAACCTGAGCAGAAAATTGTATGTTGTATTCACTGCTGTGACTTGGTGTGATTCTTGTGTTATTAACAATTGTTATCTCGTTAGCATCAGAAATTGTTTCAAATATCATCGCAACTGGGGCTGTGCCACCACCTGTGTTTGTTTGTGTTGCTGTGGAGAATGCGCTCAGATTGTGTTGATGGTATGCAGTGGTTTGTTCTGTTGAATCACTGAAACGAATTAAGTCGTCAACGATGAGTGAGCCAACGGATGCTTCGCCTCTGGTTAGACGATTATTATTTGCCATCCCACAATTTTACATCTTCCAAGGGTTAGATTGACCAAAACTGACAGGAACAACTGGGGTGACATCGGATAATCTTTTAGGGTCATAAATTGCTAACAAAACGGCTTCAGCCCTATCGGGTGAATGAACACCTCTTCGTTTCATATCTGCCTTAGATTCGATTTGGATACGACCTGAAGAATCTGATTTGAAAGTTGGTCCAGCAAGTTGTGTCAATGTTTGTCGGTCAATGTCTAAATGAACTGATTGTCTGCCATCGATAGGTTGCATCAAGGTTCGACCATTCCACCAAAGTTCTGCTCTTGTGTTTCTAAACTTTGATTCATCCTTTGCTCGTTCGGCAACATTGATTGGAACAATTTTTCCTTTATGTCTTCCCTCTTGCTCCCACTTTTGCAATAACGACACAACACCCCAACCAACACCGATGGTGTCCACTTTAACTCGAACCTTGTTTGTGTTTCCACGCTTTTCATGTTCTTCTTGTGCTTTATCAATTTCTTGTTGGATTACTTGTGCAACATCAACAGCGTTTGCGTTCTGTTTACCTGATGAGCGATGAACGATTGTGCATTTGAAACCATCAGCCTTAGCGATAACGAACTCGTCTCCACCATCTGATGCAATATCGACACCAAGTTTTATGTCTTGTGAATCAATCGGGTCATCGTTTTGTGTTGCCATCTCAGCCCAAGTGAAAGGAATAACTTTTCCAACACTGCTTCTTGGGAATCGGGCGTGAACTCTTGCTTCAATGAATGGTGAATCATCACCGAATTCTGAAACAACATCATCAACCCAAGTTTGGTCAACAAGGTGTGATGCAACATCGTGTGTTTCAACATGTGGTGGGCATGAACGGCAACGCTCAGTTTTCTCACCTGTGAAGTTTGGTGTATCGAGTGCTGATATGGGAATCACATTGTAAAGAGGCGAATTGCAAATACGCTCAAACCATGTGTCCTCTAAATCTGTTGGAGGGTTTCCAAGAACCAAAAGTCTTGTGTGACCACCTGTCATTAAGGATTCAAGTGCTCGACCTATCGTGTCACTAATTCCACCTGCCTCATCAACAACAACAAGAAGATTCGGTGCATGTATTCCTTGAACTGCTGTCTCATCATGCGCTGCTGGACTAAACCCATAACCAACCACTGTGTTATTGATTTTCCATTGCACTGTCAAAACATCACCGGGTAAATCGTTTTGCGCTGCAACCTGTCTAATGTTTTTCCACAAAATGTTTCGCACTTGGCGATGTGTTGTCGCTGTGGTCACTGCAACTGCTGTTCCCGGGGGATGAACACTTATCCACCAAGCAACAGCGCGTGCAGCCAAGTGTGATTTGCCGGGGGCGTGACATGCTGGAACAACTGTTCGTTTGTTATCCCTAACCGATTCAAAGATTTCAATTTGTTTTGACCATAAAGATTCACCTAAACCATCGAGGACAAAACCAACTGGGTCATGCTCATACTTTGCCCACTTGTTTGTTAACTCTGCATCTAACATTTGTGAAATGACATAGCGTTCTTGGTCATTCAACTCAGCGAGCAACAAAACTCGTTCTTGAGGTTCTAGTCTGAGAATCTCATCAACAATTCGTGTTTGCACGGATTATTCACCTTTTCGTGCGTTAAGTATCTTTGATACCTTTTCTTCAATCTCCTGTGTTGAGACCTCAAGTTTAATTGGTGCGCCTTCTGCACCTGTGTGTTCAAGTTGTTGTTTACGACCAAAGACTTGTTGTTGTGTTCTCTCTAACCACCATGCTGCTGCTTGCCAAGTACCGTGATGTGCAGACTTTTGGATGATGGCAACATTTCGTGAAACGGCTTCGGCTTTCGCTTTTTCTACTGCGTTGGAAAATTCTAAGAATATTTGTTCATCAGGGTTAGGTTCAACTCCTGCATCAATTTTCTCTTGCTCCTTACGCCCTCTTTCAAGCCACAAATAAAGGGTTGATTTATTTATCCCACACGCTGCTGAGGCGTGCTCAATATAGTTTCCGAGTCTCAGGTTCTCAACGATTGCATCGGAAATTTCTTTACTAATTTTTGATGGTCTTCCAGCGTTGCTCATAATGTTTAATTATACCCTTGTTGATATTCGTTGCATGCTTCCAAAGGCATTATTAAAAGTTCTGCAACATTTTGCCAGTTTTCGATTTTGTTTGCCCAATTGTTTAACTCTTCGGTTGATGCACGAAATTTGTATTCCCCAACTTTGCATGTGGTTCTACCGATTGGTTGATTACCGGGTTTGGTTTGTCCACCTGAGAGTATTTCGGAGGCATCTTCGGGTTGGAATCCTGTGCCTTTGAATTGTCCTGCTGAATTGATTAAATGGTTTTTCAACTCGTTTGTGTCGTAGGTGGCAAGGTCTGAGGTTCTGTTATCGACCAGCACAATTTTGAGTTCTTGGTCTTCATCCACATCTACCCATGAGACGGCTATTTCGAACCATCCTAGGGCTTTCGCGCCCTCATAGGTGTGGTTGCCTGTCAGGATGTGTCCTGTGCGTTTATTTGCCACTATGGGGCGATATTGACCATTGGCTTGGAGTGATTCGATGATTGCACCAATGTCACCCTCTCTAGGGTTTACTGGATAGGGTTTAAGGTTTGTGATTTGAACTGTTTCACATTTAACAAAATTGTCTGAGGTTGAAGGGTTGGATGGGTTTTCCTTTTTCACAACCTTTGGTTTCGGAATTCCAAGTCTTTCCCTGATTAGGTTGATTGCTTTAGGTTTCGATTGTTCGGCTTCATGAGACAACTGGTCTTTCCAAGCAGAATACGCAATTGGGGTGACTGTGAAATGCCAAGCAGAGATTTTAACCTCTGGGTCATCTTGAAGTTTGTCAGATGGTTGTTTATCAGATTTAGGTTCTTCCCCATCGTTAATGATTTTCTCTAACGCTTTAATGTCACCTTCGTTGAATCCTGTTCCGTTAAGGTCATCAAAGGTTTTAAGAATGGTTTCCAATAATCCTTCGTTGTAACTGGCAAGGTCATTGATTCGGTTATCAGCCAACATGATTCGTCTTGCTTCAACTGGGTCAACATCAACATAGACTGCTGAGATTTGTTTCCAACCAAGTTTCTTCGCTGCCTTGAATGTGTGGTTTCCTGCCAGTATCACATTGTTCTTTTTGTTCACCACAATAGGTTTGAACTGACCATGGTAAGACAAAGATTCGGCTATGGCTTGAATGTCACCACGCCTAGGGTTTTGAGGATAAGGGGTTAGGTCATTCAGTCTTACTTGAACTGCTTGCCCAACTTTAATGTTCGCTTCCATTTAATCCAATGTTTTGAAAGTTTTACCATCAACAGCATCATTCATGGCATCAATCGTTGTTTGATTTGGGACATGGGGTTGCATTCGTTTCAACTCACGAATCTTCAACTTCTCTGGTTTGTACCCATCAATAGTTCTACCAGTTTTGCGTTGCTTCTTGGGATTACTTTTGAACGCCTTACCGTTAGGTCGGTTTGTGTCGTTACCTTTTGAACTCGGTTTCTTCATTACTTGATTCTGTCTAAGTCGCCATTTGCTCTGTCAAATACACGCATTGTGTATGAGCCTAAACCAAAAAAGTTTGCAACTTCACGATAAACCAAATCTGAATCCAACTCACCACAAGTGTAAAGGTCGAATTGCAACATGCCCGGAGTTTCCTCATCCCAAACATGCCAAGCAATATGTGAGGTTTCGATTAAGACACAACAGGTCATTCCCTTGTTTCCGTTTTTTTCAACATAAACTGCTTTAGGTTCAATTAGTTTTTTCATACCAATTTTTTCAACTAGCGAACTCATCCACTTCTCAGCAACTTCTGTGTTGACTGGTGGAACATAAACTTCGCCCATAATTATTTGATGCAAGTGTTTCATTGTATTTTTTTTACCTTTGGTCGTCTGCCAACTCGTCTAACAATATTGCCATCTGAATCGTATTGTGGTTCTCTAACTGTGTTACCTCTTAAAATTTTGTAAACATTCTGTTCAGTGACCCCCATAGTTTCTGCTATCTCGCGATAAGTCACATTGTTTTTACGCAAACGAAGAATCGTTAGTTTTCTTCTTCTGCCAAGTTCTTTGATTTGTTTCTGATGTTCTTTAATCATTACTGTCATCATTTGAACTTCTTCAAGGTCTTTGTTTTCTCTTTCCATCGCATTCATCTCCCATCTTGATATTGTAGTTGTCATTTGTTCTTAGTAGCCTTTAGGAAATCTTCCATAGTGAAATCTTTGTCTTGGTTTTCCTGTGTTAATTGTTTTAATAAAATTATTGTTGCCATCTCTGCTTTCTCACGCTTTTCCTTGTAGTTGTTTAACAAAACAAAAACAGGCATCAAAAGAAAACTTATTGCAAACATTAAAACAAAACTTGCAACCATTATTTGTGCTAGAAGCATCCAAAAATTGTCAAGCATGTACTACCTCCCTGAACTCAATAAGCAAAGAATCTTTTCCTCGCTGTGGTGCAAAAAATTTGATGCTTCTCAAAAACTCTGGTGAATCATCTACAATTACCCCTGCATCAACCAAACCATCTATCGCTGCTTTGACGGCTGGGTTACAAGATGCAACATCTTGCAGACGACCTCCCCTTTGAAAAACTTTTACATCAACTTCAATGGTTTGCAGTCGGGGAATTTTTGCTTGCTTTGCTAACAAACAAAACGCTGTGCGCCATTCTTTTGTCAACTCTGCTCTCACCCAACGATTCTTGGAACGCTCAAAATTAGTTGTCCAAGGTCGCTTCTGGTATTCAAGCGAGTACATTAAAATATCCTACACCAACTGGGGTTATGTCATGTACTAAGGTTTAGGAAAGGCATGTCGTTCTTTAGTGAAGTCATTATTGAACTTCCAAACATTTTCATACTTGTCAACCACTGGGATTTCTTCTGGGTTGTCGTTCTGTTTAACTAATAAACCTTTTTCGTAGGACTCTGTTCTGTGTGATTCAATCCAGCCGTGGCATCCTGTTGTTCCTGAGCCACACAACAAGAGCAGGTTGCTTGGGTCGTTGATTTCTGTTTTCTTTGTTCCACCCATTCCCCTAGGTTTACGATGGTGGATGGAGATTCCAAAGTCAAAGTTGTTTGTTCCACAATTTTCGCATTCGAAAAAGGCTCGTTCGATGATGCGTAATCGGACTGCGTTATTTGCGCCTGTTTGTTTTCCCATAGTGCTTTGAATTGTAATCCAGCGACCTGATAATTTTCCATGCAACTCAGACAATAAATAAACTTTGTTTTATTATGTGAAACATTGTTTTCATATAGTGGAACTCGACATGTTGCTACTTCATCGACCACAATATGTAGTACACCAAAAATTTCACGCCACAACAATCTGAACTCCCAAATAAATAAGTTTTGTGAGGAAATTTACTCTAAACCATAACCTAAAACAAGTCTTGCATTAAAACAAGGGTTAGTGTTGACCCCCTATATATTGTGTGATACTTTTTGAACTCGAAGTGACAGAGGCTTAACAATAAAACTCTGGCTTGATTAACACTCAAGTAAACCTGCGTTAGATGCAGTTATATTTCCTTGCAAGTTAAAGCAAGCGTAACAGACAAATAAACGATAAACTGTGAGATTTTATTGGTGGTATTAAAACGAACTTCCTAATACTGGATTACAAAACTGATTTAATCATTTGGCGAGGTTTGGTCGAAAGACCCCAACTGAAAGTCCTCATCATCCCATACTGGGCGAGACTTTAGAGGTGGTATGTGTAATGCCAACCTCTGTCCTTTCAAGCCCTCCTGACCGAAAGTTTAGATTAGGTTTATTTGTTTTATTGTTTCTTTGATTGGTTTTAGGTGTTTGTGTAGGTTCGGTAGTGTGTAACAGGTTTTGTTTCCCCATGATGGGTTTTGTGTTTGTTCAAATTCGGTTTCATGTTTTATGTCAATGCAAAATGCTTTGTCTGTTGGTGCTTCAACTCCTAAACAGATTGTTCCTTTTTGTACCATTGAATTATATTTGGTTGCACGAAAATCTACCCTGTCTTTTTTAATCCAGTGGTCTCCCCAACTGACAACAAGTTCTAAATGTTTTTGACCCCACGGAAAATCAATGATGTAGTCGGCTGTTGAACTGATATTGGCAACTTCTAGGTATTCCCTGTGTTGGTCGTTTCCGTCTCGTTTAATGGCGATTCCTTGGTCTTGGATAGCCCAGAAAATGATGTCTTCCATAATCCAACCGAACGCTATTTCAACCCCATATTCGAGGGGCGTTCTTTCATCTCGAAGGAACTCAAGGTTGCATCGGCTGTTCAAAAAATCGATTTCTTCGTTGGTCAGGTTTTCATGAACAACATTTCGGAAGAACTCAAGTTTGTTTATTTTGGAATCTCCGAAAAACTGGTCTTCATATTGGGACATTCTTGAACGCAAATTAACATCTAAGTTTTTTGATATTGTTTGAATTAACTCAAATTTAACAAAATTATTCAAATTACATTCTTAGTTGTTCCTTTATTTCTTCAACTTTGGAAACAACCTCTTCCTTACTTATCGCATCCTCAAAAGTTGGTAAAACTTCTTCTGCTGAAGGTGGAACAGGTGTCACGATTGCTTTTTGTCTGTTCTTCCACAAAACCTGTAAAAGTTTCACGGCAACTGGACTTAATTGGTTATTGCTAATGCTTTTCTTAATCTCAACACTAATATCATCTAAAGTTTTTTGAGACGATGCTAATTCAATTCTTCTTGTCAAATTTTGTAACGCTTCATCGAACTCTTGACGATTGTTAACTTCCTGTGCAGAAGCAACACCACGCTTAGTATCTGCTGCAAGAACTGCAACTATGGCTCTTCCCCACGCTGCTGTTTCTGCATTCATAACTTCAGAACCACGAGTGAAACTTGTTGCCCCCGGAACTAATTCCCAAGCAACACCAACCCCCGGTCTTGGGTCATCAGGTGTTCGGTAAGCGCACGCTGTGTACATAATATAATTTTTGCCATCCAACAAATAAGTTAATATTGGTTGATTCAGGTTTGCTGGTTGTAAACATCCTGTTGGATATTTGTCTCTAAAAATTGATATGCGTTCTGCCACATCAACATAATCTTTCAACCCATCTTGAAATGTTGCCATTTGTTTTCTCCCTTACTCGGTTGTTATCTTTAAGGATAGTTTGCCATCACGGACTGACACTCCTTGCACAATTTCACCTGTGTCTGCCCAAATAACTTTTTCACCATCCACGACCACATTCTTTTTGAACTCAGCCAAATCAACATCTTCTTTGGTTTTAATAATTTCGGTTTTAGAATTTGCTTTAGCCCAACTCAACAGGCTCTCTTTGTCCTCAATGACTGGGGCATCGTTTCCTTGGCGTGTAGAAATCACACCATTTGGTAAGGAAATAGTTTTCCTGTCCTTTTTTCTTTCCTCAATTGCATAGGCAATTAAGTGTTGTTCAAAGAACTCTTGTTTAAGGGC